CTGGCTCGTATCACCAATAATAGGCCGTGGTCTGATCGGTAATCCGCCAGATCCTCCGCCAACAACAGGTAATACTGGCAAACCCACAACATCAATGACACCATTCTCGTATAAGTCACGAAGCGTGAGCCCCCTATCTAATGCGTCACCGCGCCGACCCAAACGAACTTCAAGCGCCTCTTTGAGTGCTTTGACAGACGGATCGCTGCTATTAGGTATGGCAGGTAACTGAGTTTCTCTAGACAACTTTAGCAAGCTCCTTTACCGAAGTGGCTAACTTGACGTAATCAACATGTGCTGTGCCTTCTAACTCGATACGCCATTCTGATGCGGTGTATCCCCCAGGCAATCTAACTAACGTGTCATTTGTGCAAGCTGTTGTAGAACGAAGCACATTGTCCCCGTATATCTTGACGGATACTGTACCTACACACGCCACACTAATCGCACCTAGATTCATAGGTATCGGAGATTCAAACGTCTTTGATTTCCATGTGTAAGTTAGTTCACTGCCTGTAGCCCATTTGTGTAAGACGCTACCATTTGCCACATAAAGTGCATCTTCTTTGGCTGAATAGAATCCGCAAGCTGCGCTTACATCTGTAAACACCCATGCTTGTTCCGTGCTTTCAGGATCAAACACAAAACCTTGTGTGTTCGTAAACCCAACATACTTGCCTTCGTAGCGATACGCATGAATCTGTGATGGGTTAAGTGCTTGCCATTGTTCCCTCGTAAAAATAGCTTCAGTCACCACGCTTACAGTATTCCCTGAAACTAGCACCAAACCATCAGGGCTTGCATAAATAGTAGATTCGCCCATATCAACGACAGATCGCTTACTGACACAAGATTGGTATTCATCTAGTTCAAGCACCGACACACTCGCAGGGTCATGCCCCACAGCTAAATGGGGCTTCCCTGTTGTAGCAACCACTAGCCCTTGCGAGTTAGGAGAGATGCCTACAATGTCGTCTTTAAGCGTATAGCGGTAGTTCAGCGGAAAAGCGTACGGAATGTAAGGCTCAGAGTACACCAATGTTTTACCAGAAAAACCAACAATAGCGCCACTTGGTAACGTAGTTGCACCTAACATCTGACCTGAAGGAAAATCAGACGCATCATCATCTGGCGGCCTAACCCAAGTCACTGTAGGTACAACTTCACCTAAACCTGCAGTGGCAATCGTATCTAAATATGTGGTGGTCCCAATCGGAACGTCTGCAACAAACTGAAAAGCAGTAGCCGCAGTGCCAGAATTACTTCGGTACAAACGCTTAAATGAGCCCGTGCCTAAATTATAAGCCCCTGATGGCGCAGTCGCGAAAGTCACAGTTACGTTCTGCCCATCGCGCACATTCACGGAAGTGCTCAAAGGACTAATCGTAGATTCTTCTCCCCACGCATCGACCCATGTGTATAAGTAAGATCGGTAATCGTCTAAAGAATCTGCAACAATCGTACCTCCAACAGCTAATGTTGGAGCCACTGTCGGAGCAGGAAGCCCTAGCCGATATGAAGCCACAGGCATAGGGCTAGCGCCAACAGCAATGTCATTTCGTGTAATTCGGGGATAAGCGTATCCTGTGTAGACAACTTTGTTAGTAACATCAAACGCGTTAGGGACACGCGCAACGTCAACGTCCATACCGAATTCAAACCATGAACCTGTAGTATATTCGTATATGCTTTGTGCCGATGTCGTTAATGGGTTAGGTGACACTGCTGTTGTAGTCTTTAGTGGCTTTAGTCGCCCGTCACCCACTTCACAGTTTTTTGCGTACGTCGCAATGTTTGCTTTCAATGTTTTTGGAGATAGCGCAGTCGACATACCTCCAAAATCTGCAATAATAAAGCCTGGCATTAGTAACTCCAGATTGTAGGTCTAGGGAATTTTCCTGATGCGTCTAAATCATCAAGATGTATGAAACGCGACCCGCCTTTTTGATTCACACCAATACCGGTCATGCCGTGTTTGAGTGCCACTTCAATCACTTTAAGCGCGCGATCCCCTCGAACACCAATATCAACCGCCCGACCCGAAGCGTGTGCACCAGGAGTCGCTTTTCTTGCTTCAATCGGATGCTCTGGCGCACGATAGCCAGACGTAATAGTGAATGGAAAATCGCACTCATGGCGAATCGCGTTAAGTTTCTCTAGAAACTCAAGCGTTATCCCCTCTTTGCTTGTGTGTTGGCATCGAAGTTCGTCAGCAGTGAAGTAACTTTTCATGGTTTTGGGATATCCCCGTTAAAATAAACCAAGCACGCAATTGCGCCAGCACTTAATACCCATAAAATCTTCTTCACAACACTCTCACCGACCACAGCGTAAAATCGTTGGTACGCTCTGTCTGCCGCCATCTCAGCAATTTCTTGCTTCTCGCTTTCAGTTAATGGGCGATGTTCCATATAAATTTCCTAAATACTGTACATACAGTAATAACGTTAGTAGCTGAACTGCTATTCTATACTATAGCTAGGTTTTTCGCTTGTTCATCACGCCTTCAGCTAACCCGCCCCCAAAGTAAAACGTCACAATAATTATCATAATCATCGAAATACTAAACACTTCCATCACCTTAATGACGGGTTCCATTGGCTTGTCTAAGAAAACAAGAACAATACATAGCCAAAATGAGATAACGTATGAGCCACCAAACATTAATGCTAGGTAGCGTTGTGCAATCTTGAACGGCGCGTAAGCCGCTAGTAGGTCTGTTTTAGCCTTAGTGCGGGCCTCAACCATCTCAACATCTGAGGTGTGCATATCGTCAATGAGCTCTAGCCCTTTGCTAATCACATCCCCACTACCAAAAATCGTTTTTAAAATACCCATGCGTTACCTCACATAAATGGCTACACCAAACAGAGCCCCTATTATCATAACCACAGTAATAATTGTTACTAACAGGCCTGTTGCTAAATTTTCTTTACGTTGATTAACTTTAACCCTATGTTTCTTAGCCGCTACTTTTTGTTTTTTATAAAATTCATCACGGAATTGGCAGTACTTATAGTAGCCTTGAATAGACTGTTTGTTGAGCATAAACTCTAGCTCTTTTTCCTGCCGCTCGATTTGCTGCTTGGCTTGGTAAGCACCCAACACATCGCCATTACCCGTTTTAACTTTCTGTTCAATCGCCTGGCTTGCACCAAAATACTTAGTTAAAGCTGAACCTGCGTCCGCAATCTCCTTGCCGTTAACTAGCGTTTTTTTAATCACTGCAAAGGCAGCATTGGCCGCCATCAATTCTGCTAGCATATCCATAATCTCCGTGTGTACTCTACGGGAATCCCGTATGGTTCTCTTGATGGTTGAACAACAAGATACTCTGCATTTACTTTGTATGTAGTAGGTTCAATTAACGGCCTTTGCCCTTCGGGTGTAAGAGTTGGAGACACATGCACGGGGTATAATTCCAAAGGGCTAGACCACATTAAATACTCTCAGTATTTTTTACACAGAATACGATAGTCGTCGCTCTCGGCTCTACTTTAACTACTGTGTAGCCCAAAAAAAGATGGACTTCTCGTTCAAAATTAGGGAGCTTACTCACCTCAATAAGTTCTACCACGCACTTTTCCTTAGAGCTAAAACTCTTCATCAGCACTGGCATTTTGATCTCACCTGTTGAGAGCATAATAGCGATGACAATTGAGTACATAATTAGCTACCTTTATGAGTTGAACTACTATATCAACACCTAGTTGCCTTCGGCTTGTTGTAGCCAGAGAAGGTTTCACCTCTGTACTCTATGGTCATACAATCTCCACCCAAGCTGTTGTTGCTTCATCCCATTCGTATGCTTGACCATCATCTGGTATATCTGTTGGTGCTTTCCATTGGCAAGTGTCTTCTACTAATACCCAAGATGGATAGGGGCTTGGTGCTATGAAAGCATTTCTGCCAGCATCATAAGTAAAACCTACACCAGCATAATTCTTTCTAAATGAACCATTGTAAGAAGTTTGCTTCCACCAACCGCCAGAATTAATAGTGGATAGAAAAGTAATACCTAAGTCTTCTTGTTCAACACCAGCAGCGTCAGTGATAATAGAATTATCAACCACCTGTATGCCTACAACACTGTTCACCTCATTTAACTGTGCAAAGTGTGCCATATAATCCTCCTACGCGGTGTATGAACCACTGCCATTAAATATAAGTATAGTGTCTGAACCAGACGTTGAAACTGTGGGGGAGCCAGATGTTGTGCCTGAGTATTTTGAAGTTAACATTCTAAGAATTACTACCCCAGAACCACCAGAACTACCTGTTCTTAAAGTTCCGCCAGAACCACTTGAAGACCCTGCACCACCGCCACCAGACCCAGTGTTTGTAGTACCATTTGTAGGGCCATTAGCAGAGCCGCCTCCACCTGTGCCACCATTAGCAAACGCATTATTATACCAAGACCCACCACCGCCACCGCCAGCCCTTGTTACAGATGAACCCGTAATGGAAGATGCTAACCCATTACCGCCCGTACCAAGTCCTGTTGACCCATCAGTACCAGCCGTTCCTGCACCACCGCCCCCACCACCATAAAATGTAGAAGAACCACCAGCGTTACCACCTCTAGTACCTTGTCCAGCTATACCCAAGCCGCCAGTTGTGCGACCTGCCCAAGTATCACCTGACCCAGAGCCTCCATTATCACCTTGTGCACCATTTGTAGTATAGTTACCACCAGCGCCACCCGTAGATATAATAGATACTCCAGTACCTACAAGTGAAGAGTTCCCACCATTAGTAGCATCAGTAGCAGCGACCCCTCTTGCTCCAGCAGCCCCAACAGTTATGGTGTACACAGCCCCTGCCGCAAGAGAAGCTGAAGATTCACTTGCGCTTGAACCACCTGAAGTTTCTGATAAATAGCTATTTCTATAACCACCAGCACCGCCCCCAGCACCTCCATCAGCACCGCCACCGCCACCAGCAATTACTAGGAATGAGGTTTGTACAAAGGGGTCTATTCCACCAACACCTTCACCAGTGTTTACCCAGACATTAGCCCCTGCCGTGACAGTAGTAGCAACATACTGCTCACCGCTTGTAGAGTTAATCCATAGGTGACCTACGGCTGGAGGATTAGATGATATTGTGGGGTCTGACGCAGATACTGTAGAAGGTAAACCTGCTGCTGCTGCTGCTGCAATGTCTGCTGCCAGCCCTGTGTAATCCGAGTTTTCTCTTGCCTTGGTCATGGGCTACTCCCCTACTGGCATCAAAGCCTTCAACGCATCCGCATCACTGGCTGCATCCATGCTCACTTGCAATGCTGCATCGTTGGTACGGATGGTTGCCCTTGCTGCTTCGGCTGCTTCACTCTCCGCAGGGATGGTTGCCTTGATGTCTAAGGGTGCAAACGCTGCGTTTCGTGCTGCTCTACGAGCGTCATGGGCAATGACTTTAGCTTTTGTCATGTCTATAGTAATCATGCGCCTACTCCATCTGTTAAGGTATCTGCATCAACTGACCACGCATTGCGAAATGTGCGATCTGAAGGTACAACTGAGTCGTCCACAATCTTAAACTTCAAGCCAGTAGGTACGTCTTTTAAGGCTGTCTCTGCGTCCGTAAGGGAACAGTTCGATGCGGGGGTTATTACACAGACATTTCCGTCTGCTTCTTGGTATATAATTTTCATTAGTTTGTTCCTTAGTTATGAGCCAAAAAAAGTTAATCCGACTTCTGGGCTATCTAAAAAGTAGTTACTTGGAAGTGTCGTTCCAAACTTCATAGCAGTAGTTGTTTTTGTATCGTTACTAGCCATGCCTACACAAGCCCACGACCAGCTTGTATTAACGTAACGAGCATTAGCGGTAGCACAATAGTTTGTATTTGCAAAGGCTGTAGCAAAGTTTACTGTGTACCGACCTACCGCATTGTCTGTAACTGAACTAACGCCATAATTTCCAAGTACGGCTAATGTTCCTGTGCCGTTAAATACTACCCAAGCCTTTGCCAGCCTAGTGTTAGTGTTAGAACTACCAACTGTGTCAAAGTTGTCATCCCCTCTAATTGTTGATGCCATTAGTTTGTTCCTTTGTTATTCGTCAAATGCTATGTAAGAAACATGAGCAGCGTCACCATTCGCCCCTGCTGGAGTTAAAGTTTTAATGTCTCGTAATGATGCAGTTCTATCTCCGTAACCTCTTGCGATATAATAAGCACCTGAGTCTGACACCTGTACAGATTCACAATAAATATCACTAGGTAGGGCTGTAGTCCAATTTAAAGTGTAATCACCTGTGGCATTATCTGTCACTGAACTTGTATTATAAGAGCGTTTAATTGCTAATGTTCCTGTGCCGTTAAATACTACCCAAGCCTTTGCCATACGCTTATCCAAAGCTGGTATGCTCGGCTGAGTCGTTGTGCTTCCGTCTGAGTGCAGGAGGGTGTTTGCTTTGATTGTGGACATGTTATTGGCCTCCCATGATTTGTATAGAAGCAATATCCGCATCGCTTGAGTATGGGGTGTTTCCATTATGCCCGTTATTGCAAAGCGTTCTTATTAAAGAAGTCGTTCTATACGTTGAGGTTTCTCGTATAACTAAAAGGTATCCAGCGTTGTAAGCAGTAGTGTGACCCATTGATAACAAGGCACTAAAATTCGTATCAGCCATAGGTGTAGAAAAGTTAATAGTGTAGTCGCCAGTTCCATTATCTGTAATACTGGATACGCCCTCAGAATCTCGGATTGCCACTGTACCTGTGCCATTAAAGTTAACCCATGCCGTAGGTATTAGCTGCTGACTTTTAACAGTAGGTATGCCACCTGACGCATTTTGTATGTCGTTTGCTTTGACTGTACTCATAAGACCACCCACGTTGACCCAGAGGCCACAGTAATTACTCTACCTGCTGCCACAGTAATTGGCCCCACGGACGATCCGTTCTCGTTGCCAGTGAAGGTTATGTTTTCATCAATGACCTTGGCGTTGGTGCGTATCACGCTGTTAGTACCCAAGCTAGGCCCACCTTCTGCTGCTGCAATCGCTTTGAATCGTGCATCGGAAGCTGACTGTGTGTAATGATCTGCCACAGTAAAGGTCTTCAAGGAGATCACAGTCACTTCATCGTTCAATAGCAGTGCTACAGTGAACGTGATGCTGTTGCCGTTGGTCGCTGTGAAGTCTGTTGTGTCCGTTAGTAATACGCCATTGACATAGACTTCAATAAAGTTAGGTGTGTAGCTTAGACCTGTCTTTACTGTCTGTCCTGCTGTTGCTAAGAAGGAGACCTTTTCCTGCGCTTTTAAACTTAGCTTTGCGCTTCTGCCTAAGTAGCTCATCCTGCGATCTCCTGTGCAATAGTGACACTACCATTCAAGACATTATCTCTATTCATTTGAACAGTCCCATTATTAATTTTCATTTCAACTGTGTAAGTAGTTGCAGACGTAGTGTTTGGACTGTCTAAGTATGTAATAAATAATGGCAATGGAACGTAGTCATCAACACGATTAAAACCATAACGGCCTAATTCCCTGACTACAGTAGAACCTCTTTTGATTCTTACATGAATATTATTTTGGTTAGTTGCTTGTCCAACAACAGCCCCACCGCAATTAAAAGTAACTAATACTTTACTGGATGAAGATTGAGGTGTAATCGTTACTGTCATATCTGCTATTGCTACATAAGAGCCACTTGCGTTTGTATACGATGGAGAGTTCACCGCATTTTGAACGACCTGAATAACACTACCCGTAGCTGCCTGTATGTTATCAATGCCAGTAGCACCCGTTATCGTTGTAGTCATAACTTACCCCTTTGGATTAGCTGACTTCACTGCTGCTCGTAGAGTCTGCAAGTCAGTCAAGGTATCACCACCATCTAAGAGAGCATGGATGCAGTCTTGAATGGATGGGTACGCTGCTTGGCGACTACGGGCATACGCTGCTGCGTCATATTCGGCTTGAAGCTGAACAATCTTAGCTGCGATTGCTGCGTCTGTTGGTTGAGTTTGTACTTCATCCAACCACTCTAATTCATCTCCACGTAGTACCCACTGGGCGTTTGGAGTTAGTGCTTGTAGTGCTGCTACTTTATCGGTCATGATTTGTTATCCTTTAAGATTGAACTTCTATTATTTCTAACATGGAGACTGCTCTTGATGTCGCACTAGCATGTGACCTGTTTATGTATATACCACCAGTGTCATTTTGAACAACCACGCTAATCTCTACTGTATCTCCAACACTGCCTGTCAATGTAGACTTTGCAAATCCCGATTTAAGATGTATTTCATACAAGCCATTATAGGCAATATTTGTTTTCATCATTGGTACGTCTGTGCCGTAAAAGCCACCATAAGACCTAGTATTATCAGCAGTTTGTAATATTTTAGTATTGTTGATTTCAAATCTTACTGAAGGATTTGTGTTGTCTTGGTTATCCGCATTACTAAACGGAGCCATATACACATTAGTTTTTAAAATGAAAAATGAATTAGCTGCTTTTCTAGTAAATGATTTTGTAAGAATATCCCTAGATATTGTATTTGAACCAGAGGCTACTGTTTGAACATTGCTCTCAACGTAAAGAACTTGCAACACTGAGCCACTGGGCATACTAGCACTCGTCATGCCACTCAACTGGTTCGTCAGTGCAATCGTGCCAGAGCCGCTTACTGTTTCAAGAACGTCTGTTTTTAGTTTAGAGGTCATTGTGCGATCTCCGTTAATTTAATGTTGTAAGAACTCGTACCATGATAAGCATAAACAGTTCCGCTTCCGTCACATAAAAATGACACGCCATAAGTAATAGCTGATGTACCCCCTGCAACCCCTTGAGCAGTTAAATGGACAGGTGAATACAAATTGCCTGATGTGTCCCTGTGGTAAAACGGGTAATTATCAGAGTACATAACTGAACCAGCTTTAGTTATGTTCATTAGCAACCCTGCGTTGCTAGTTGCGTATGCCATTCCTGAGTCAACTTCAACTACTATTATACTGTTTGCATATTTGGGGGTAATGGCTAATTCAAAAGCTGAACCTAAAGCTTGATATGACGATGCTGTTGTTGAGACAGAAGCATTTTGACTATGCGTTTTAGTAATAACTTGGATAACTGACCCTGCTGGCATCTTAGTTGTGCCTTGTGAATGAAGGTCAAGTGTCTTACCACTGGCAATCTTAATCACCTCACCGCTAGGGTGGGAGAGTTCTTTAAGTTCTAAGGTGCTCATACAATGCTCCAAGTGCCTGTTAGGGTCACTGTGTAACCATCAGCTATTGTTACTGGGCCAGCAGTCATACCATTGGTATTGGCAGGTATCGTGATGTTCTCGCTGATAGTGTTTGCGTTTGTGCGTATGATTGATGCAGTACCAAGTGACGGGCCTCCGAGAGCTACGGCAGAGTTAATCTTTGCTGCTGTGACTGAACCATCTTCAAGGTCACTCGTACCTACAGATTCAAATGGACTGACGTTACCTATATATGGCATTAGCTGATCTCCAAGATGCTCGCAAACACTTCAAGATCTCCAGCAACACTAGCAGTCAATCCAAGAATGTCACCCGCTTCCAGGTTAATTGGCTTGTCCATTAATAAAGTAGCGTCTGCGGGTACGGGTACTGTCTTGCAAATGTGGCGATAGGTTGTGCCACCATCAACTGTAACCTCAACAGTGACATCCGCATCGTTAACCCCATCAATGTTACTGATGTACAGTGCGTGAATGACAGACTGTGTAGCTGATGGTGCGGTGTATAACGTAGTCCGTGATGTGCCAATTGCTACACCCGCGTTCTTAAATGTGTTCATGTTAGCCTCCCAATGCGATTGCCATAGCGACAGATGCGCCGATTGGATCGTAAGTAGTATCGTGATTGTGTGAAGCAGCCGCTTTGCCTGCCAAAGCCGTTGTTATGCCCGAAGCATAAGACGCATCATCGTTAATGGCTGCCGCCAGTTCATTCAATGTATCTAAAGCGCCCGGTGCGCCACCTATTAAATTAGTAATCTCAGTGTCCACATAGGACTCTGTAGTCTTTGAATCAAGGGCTGTTTGTAACCCACTTATCACTGAAATCGCATGGTTCGTTGGATGGGTGTACACAGTGTTAGTATCGGTAAACAGTGCGCCTGACGGAACATTCGTGAGTACCTGACTGTCGTCTACCTTTCCATCTAAAGCTGTTTGCAATCCAGTAATAACTGAGATGGCATGGTTCGCTGGGTGTGCGTAAGTTGTATCGGTAAAGACAGCGCCAGAAGGTACATCGGTTAATACTTGACCATCGTCCACCTTACCCGCAAGATCGCCTTGGAGCGCCGTGTAATCTGCTAGTTCTCTTGCCTTACTCATGGGCTATTCTCCTGCTGCTGCATCACGTTCAGTGCGAGTCACATAGTCTTCACGGGCTGTCACCAGAGCCACAAAGTCTGCTTGATTGCTTGGGATTGAGTCTGTAAAGCTAGCGTCATTCATTAGCTTAGTAGTCCACTCCTGTTGCATACGTTTCCAACAGTTGTTCTTCTTGCCTGTGACTGCACCTTGTACCCATTCATCAATGCTGAGTAAATCGTTAAGCATCACTGCTTGTTCGGTGTCGGTTAATTCAACTGTGATTGTTAATGTTGCCATTGTTGTTGCCTCTTTTATGGTGGGTTATTTCGCCCGATTGTTTAGCAGACTAAATAGCCGTTAAAATAAGATTCGTCATTAATATCTGTCTGATTATTTCCACCTGCCTGTAAAAATTCAATTACACAAGTGTCGTTAGCGTCCATATCTGCCAAAACTGCATTATTAAAATTCCAATAACTTGGGTCAGTAGACATACCATCAAAATCGCAAATTGAGTGATAGCTTCGATTAGACGTTCTAATTCTCACTTGGTAATACTGTGTGTTTGTATCTAGGTTATCTAAACGAACAGAGATTTGTAGCTGATACTTACCTGTAACTGGGGCAACAAATGTATTTGAAGCGTAATCTTGATTCTGGTCAAATTGTTGGTTTGCAAAAGCAATCTGCAACCAAGCGTTTAGACCCATATTATTTTGAGTATTAGCGTAAGAACTAAAAGCTGGCTGCAAAGGCTTGGTGACTATGCCAGCATTATCAATCTGCATACCATATCGCCAGCTTATCGCTGCGTCTGCTGAACCTGATGCTGCTGTGTACCATTGATGTGCGCCAGAAACTTGCCTATACTTTGTGGCTTCATCTGTAGATATATACCTGTCACCACCATGCGCCTGTGAGTAATACGCATTGTGTTGAAAGTCCATTTCCCCACTCGCACCTTGAGGTTTGTACGAAGTCCACACACCATTCCCACCAACTTGTAAAGCAGAGTGTGTATTGTGATGGGCCTCTGGAACCACACCAATGCCCACGTTGCCATTCGTATTGATTCTTAAAGCCTCTGTATTACCACCCCCGTTACTGGTGTTGCCGTTTACGTTTAAAACCATTGCACCAGCGTCAGATTCGACATTTACTGAACCTGAATTATCACCGATAGACAAAGAGCCGTTAGCATCTGCAGATTCAAAAAAAGCTACAATATTGCCGCCAGTAGGGTCTTTGACGTGTAAAAATCTAGCTGGTGAAGTCTCACCAATGCCCACGTTCTCACTAGAATCAATCGTAATCGCTGTACTCGTAGCGTTATCATCAATGCCTGTAGACTCAAAGCCAGCAATAACACCCGTCATAGTGCCGCCAGCCAGTGGCAGCTTAGTAGCAATACTATTGGTGACAGTTGTAGAGAAGTTAGCATCATCCCCTAATGCAGCCGCTAGTTCGTTTAGCGTGTTTAGCGTAGCTGGAGAAGAATCAACAAGGTTAGATACTGCGGTGTTTACATAGGACTCTGTAGTTTTACCATCTAACGCAGCCTGTAAACCTGTAATAACCGAGATCGCGTGATTGGATGGGTGGGTGTACACAGTGTCAGTGTCAGTAAACAAAGCCCCAGAAGGCACGTTGGTAAGTACCTGACTGTCATCGACCTTGCCCGCTAGTAACGCGTCAGTTTCTGATTTCTTGTAATGGTCAGACACCCCAAACGCGGTAAAGGCAACAATCGTAATCTCGTCATTTAAAGTCGCACCGACGTTGAAGACAATAGAGCTACCATCAGTCGCCGTGTAATCAACTGTACCCATACCCACGCCGTTCAACATTACAATAATGTTATTGGGTAGGTACGCTAATGTTGCAGAATGAATGTCTGTCCCAGTAAATGTCGTTTGCCCTGCAGTCGCTGTGTAGCGGTAGCTGTTCAACGAAGCGTAAGCCAACATAATGTCGCGAAATAACTGAGCAGTTATACGGATCTGCGCTCTATCATCAGTCGTAAATGACGCGGCGGTTGTGCCTTCTTGGGCACGAATAACTGTCAGCGTGTTACCCACAATCGCTGTACACTTTACAATCTCTTTTGTGGAGTTAGTCGGTGTGGATAACGTAATATAAGTGTGATCACCTGACGCAAGTGTTGGAAACGATGAAGCATCGACCACAGTGATTGTCGTAACAGAAGCATTGATGTTCGCTGCCAGAAAGGTTGTCGCGTCATTTGTAAACTGAATGGACATTATTTTCTCCTATTAAGAAACAGTCACTGTCCAAGAAATTGTCACAAGGTCGTCTGAACCTTTATTCACCGCAGCAAACACTGTACGCGCTAACATCGTGCCGCCGCTCGATGCTGTAAATAAACCCGCTTCTGTCAAAGCACCTGTGGCATCCCCCGCTAACCAAGTTGTTGCATAGGTTACGGCTGCGCCAGAAGCAGTACCGCCACTTACGCTAAGTGCATTACGATCAACTTCAGTAGCAAGTGTCGTGTTTCCTACCGCAGCTGCAGTAGTGCCTGTGCCAACCGCCATGTAACTGATGACACTGCCGCTGTTGCCAGCAAGTCGAGAAGCTAATAACTCTTTACCCGCAGTAACAACTAAGTTGTCTATTTCTCGAATAACCTCACCATTTTTGGTGATGGTTAAAGCACCTTTTAAACTAATCTGATCGTTAATCATTTGTGTTACCCAAATAAAGCTTGGTTAAGATAGACTGCACCGAGTGTCGGTATCGCCCCATAAACAAGTGAGACATCTATCACATCTGTCACACTTACTGTGTCTGTCATTCCGCGCTGGAACTGTACGTTAATCACAATCGCATCCGCGACTGAAACTACATCAGCAACTTCCTTCGTAAAGATCAGGCTCAATGCATCTATTGCTGATACGTTGTCCGCTGCCACCTTGCTCAGTGCGATTGAAGTGTTATCAACAATCGTCGCAGCGTCAGCAAAAAACCGATTCTTTGACTCGGCATCCACGTAGATACCCGCTGCAACCAACTGCGTGTAGATCCGATCCGCAATTTCAACTTGTCGAGTTGTTGCAACAAGTTCGACCTTCGCTGTAGTCGCTTCTAATTTAAGTGCCATTAGTAATCGCCACGTACCTTAAACTTCAGCTGGTCATAAACAGTTTGTATTGCACCGCTTGAATAGGTAACTTCAACTTCACCCGTAAATGTCCCTGCAGTATCAAGCACGCCAGTAGGCCACTGCATGAAAACTTTTCCATCCGTGTATGGCGCTTGTAAAGTCATTGTGATTGTCGATTTAAGTGCTGTCGAACCAAGGGCTTTGAATTTCAACTTGGCTGTCGCACCAGTTAAATCAATAGGAGCCCAAGTAGATGAATTTTCTGAGTCGAGTATTTGACCCGCTGCTGCGGCGTTAGAATCACGCAATGTCAGGTTTAGTTCAGGCAGCGTGTCGCCTTTCACTAATTGGATGGTATCGTAATACGCCATTTTGACCTCAAGTAAGGGTTATTCTCAGCATTGACATGCCAAGCAATTATATTAGCTCAACTGCTATTTCACTAACTATATTTAATCACCAGGCCACCAATTCTTATATTGTGAGAAAAATGGCGTTACACGCCGTATTGTCTCTAAGGTTGAATCATTGCCCGTAGCACTGTTATAAACACCTTGACCAAAACCAAACGTAGGTACAAGTGTGCTTAATCCATCATCCCAGCTCTCTGCATTCATAACGCCGTAGCCTAATTCAAATGCACCCAACGTGCCTGACTTAGAGAACACTTCCATTGCGTACTTAGTGTCGCCCATGTTTTCAGTTCTATCGACCCCTTTCCAAAGCTCGCGTAATTCCATAGCAAACATTGTCAGCCCCGCAATCGCTACACCGCCAACAACAATAGGCACCATTGCATACGCTCCAGCCGACAGCATCCCTTCGCCTTTAGCATCAGAAAATCTACGTTTAGCCTGGCGTAATAAACCCATCACCAATATGTCCGTTATAGCGTACAAGAATTGCTTCAAATGAAATGCAATCTTCATGTACGGGTTATTACCCCATGCAGGGTTTTGGAATCGGCTGGGGCGGAAAGAACTCTCAGTCACAAACTGCATAATCGCCCCATTAACCGCTCGGACAGAATCAGCTTCTACCTTACTCAACCCTTCAGTAAATGCTGGTTTGCCTAGCGCACGCCATGTTTTAACTTGCCTAGCCGTAACATGGAACGCATTTAGTTCTTCAAGTTGGTTAAAATCTGCTGCTTTCTCAATGTACCTCATGCCTAATGCAGTCGAAAATGTACGAGATGCCTTTGTTATCGCTTGCTGACCATTCAAAATAAAGTACTTACTTGCCATCTTCTGCGTAATAGTGCCGTTGTATGCTTCGTTTGCCGCATTACCTTGAATCTGAGCAAGTCCGTTTGACAGTACAGTACCTATGTCCATACCAATGCGACGCGCTTCACGAAGATCAAGTCCCTTAAACATATCTTTTACGCTTAACAAGTTAGCTGACCTTGCAATCGCCATACCCAACTCAGGAATAGACGCAACCCCAGAGTTAGCTAAGATGTTCATGTTAACTACGTTAAGTAATGTGTCCTGTGATTTGCGCAACTTACTGTTCATTGAGGTGCCAGTTCGACCCATCACCCCATCAAGTAGTGTCAATGCTTCATCAACCCCAGCTTGTCCGTGTTTCTTCTCAATACGCCCCATCGCTTCATGCCAACGCTTGTTCGGACTCCAGACTTTACGACCTGAACCTTCATCCCATTTACCACCAAAAGGTCGAGCAACTTTAGTCAAGTCATCTTGGATAACATAGCCGCCAAAAGTATGTTCCCAACTAGCACGTTTGGCTGCAGACGCTATGTAATGGGACATGATTGCATCAGGCTCCATTACTAAGTATTCCTTTAGATCGGCGTAAGGCACAGCCGATAGTATAGAATCAGCGAATGCGTGAGCACCGACAGGCTTGCCAGGGGCAATCGTGCGCTCGTTAAACCCTTGACCATCGAGTAGATAAGCAATGCGGCTATTCATTTCTGCATCACCCATCTGCTTAAAGACGTCGTACTGCATCAACATGGCTTTAAACGCTTCGCGCTTACCATCCACTTGATGATGATCAAAAGCTTGCGGGATCATGTCATTGCGAACTTGGTATGTTGGCATGTAGCCCACCAAATCAGCGTTAATATCGTTAATCATCTTCCGCAAGATCAACGAATGCTCAGTAACATTGTTGTTGTTTAGATCATCAAACGCTTGGCGTACCGCTTTTTGTTTGCCAATCTTTTTCATAGCAGTGGAGTAAAGCGCTTCGTAACGCTGCGTCAGCTCCATATTAAAGTTTTCGTAAGACTTCTCACCTGTGCGAGATCCTGTAGTCGATGCTTGCTGAAACAATAGCGCGGCAAGGTTCTTATCTAAGCGTTTAAAGTTACTGCTTACGTTACCTAATATCTTATGCCCGAACTTTAAGAATTTATTGTGAGTTATCGGTTCCTTCTTTGTGCGGAACTTAGCCATGTTCAAGACTTCGCCCTTAGTTTCAGGAGCCGCTTGAGCTGAGACATCCGAGCGCAGGATAACCCCATCCAAATACTGTGAGAATGTCTCATTAAATGGGGAGCGCACTGCCTTCGTTAACACAGCCCAAAGCCCTTTCAGCTTCTTCACTAGCTCACGGAAATGTGAAGCTACGTTTAACAAGTCACCCCGATTGCGCTTCTCCTTATTTAAACCATCTTCTTCAGTAATGTATGCCTTATTACGAAGCACCCCTTGGGTCAAAGACAAAGCAACCTGATCGGCATACCATTCTTTAAACGCAGCCGAATCAGACGCTTCACTATAGTTCTGACGATCTGCAGCAAACTCAGACAAAATAGAGGCTTTGTTCTTTGCTGAAGCATTAGCCCAAGAGAAGTCATAAACTAAATGCCCTACTTCGTGTGCCACCATTGAATATGTTTGCGGAGACATATTGGCTGCATTAGTATTAGTGAGACTCGAAGGCATCATAATGATCGCAAACTCGCCCATGTTCACGTAAGCTGCCTGCTTATTCTCAATGCTTGCCTTCAATCTTGCTTTAAGGTTCTTAGCTTCTTTAGCAGTCAACACTCCTGACTTTGCCAAATCCTTAATCATAGTAGCTGCGTTAGACGTATCAGTAATAGCAACATTCTGCTTGATACCTACTGCGTTTAATAAGTTGGCTACTGTAGTCTGTACAGCCGCTAAATTCCCAAACGTCTTAACCCCTTTAGTAAAGTACCTACGTAACAATGCTTTTCGTGCAGTAGCTACATTCGCCTTACCTTGTGTGGTTGGGCCAAATCGAGTACTTGGCAGACCTTGCCCTTCTTTAGCCATCAAATTAGAGTCAGTCCATTGTGGGCCATACACGCGATAAGACGTCACCACCTGACCACCCTCAATGTCGATAGCAACAGTGACAGGAGCAAAAGAAGGATCATATCCTTCACCCTTCGTTCTAGGGTAAAGCGTCTGAACCCCTGTACGCCGAGCTTCATCTTGGTCGTTGTAAAGTTCAGTCGAATCCTCTGATTGAAACTCTCTTACGTATTCATCATTCGCCCAGGCATTACCCATCTGGTTATCAGCAGCCATACTTTCTGGGTTATCCGCGTCTTCATCGAAAACTTCATCCTTTGCGTCCTGTTCCTCTTGACTGTAAACAGGATCAGGTAAGAACTTCAGTTTCTCAAAGCGACTGTCTGCATCCAACACTAGGCCATCACGAACACTTTGTTCGGTATCACCTAGAATGTCGCCCGCTGGCTTGTCCGTCAACTTCGTGCCGGTATCTTTTCCACTAGTGGGAGACTTGTCTTTCTCCCTGCGCAAATTGCCAGCATGAGCTTCTTTAAGTTGCTTAAACAAATCAATGGTTTCATCAATTAAGTTTTTACCGCCTGCTTGTTCAATAGCCGCGCTAAGCTCATCCTGAATCTCTTTCTTTTCTTCTTTAGTAGACCCTGCGCCTATCTCAGAATGTTGTTCAACATAATCTGCTAAATAACCTCTTACAATTAACCGCTCAAGGTTATCACGAAGGAATTTGCGTTCTGAAGTAATTTTCTTAATCGCTTCATTTATCCCTGATAGAAACGCACCATCGGTTATTTTCTTCGCAGAACTCTTTGTGTCGTAAGTAGGGTTTTTCTCCTTTAGCCGCTGCGATAAAGAAACGAGTTCTGCGGACTTCTCTTGGATCATCTCGTAAATACTAATGTGCGGCGACTTTGATTCAGCTTGATTAAAGTTAGCTTTACGCGGTGTGTTGGGTAGGACAGGTATAGGATTAGCGTTCAGACCACCTGTATCTTGCTCTTTACGCGTGTTCCTATGAACATCGTTCATCAAGTCTTTAACGTACAATGCAGCAATCTCAGATTCCTCGCTGCCTTCTTCCTCAAGCGTTTTAACAAGTGCTTCCATCTGATCGCGCTTATCCTCTAAAAGAACCTGCGCATTCTCAAGAAAGTTATACACCGCACTGTCTTTGTTAGCTTCGTTCTGTTGCAATGAGTTCGCCTTACGCGCATCCCCAACAGTCTTAAACGTGCCATCGGCCTCTTGGAAAATAACTAAAGAATCTGGAATAACTCTTGGCAATGTATACTGCCTTTGCAGATCGTATGGCTCGGTACGGCCTAAGTCTGCTTTCAGACGAGGTTGAGAGCCAACCGCCATACGTGCCAGGTTGCCTAGTAATGTTTCAAGCGCCTCTGAAACTGAACTGACTGTCGATTGATCAGAGTAACGAGCAATCGCAATCGCATCGAGCATAACAGTTTTTGCAGATTGTCCATTAGCCTCAAGCTGCACCTCAAGTAAATTTGCCCCATCATTAGCAACCGACCTTGCATAGAATATCTTAGCTTCGTCGCGACCTTTTATACCATTATCACCAAAAATACCATTGTGCATACGCTCTGACTGAGTGCCTGTCACTTGCCCTGTAACGTCATTAATAATACTAGCCGACTGATGCGCTAACTCGTCGGCCTGCACCAAAGGCGCTAACTTCAATGCAATGGCTTGTGTAGAGTCAACGTCCCGTATTGCATACTCTTCAAACAACGCTGCCGTATTCTCGGACTTAGCAATGGCTTCTTTAGTCATGCCATCTACGTTCTTAGTACCGCCTGTAATCTTCTGTAAATCCGCGTTATCAGGAAACATCCATGAGGACAATGTATCCAATGAATGCGATGATGATTCAAAACGAATGCCTTTTGATAAACGTAACGTATCAATCATGTGGTTGGGTGTGTACCCAAACTTCTCTTTAAAAATAGCCGCGTCAAACCGAGCGTTGTGCATAACAAGTGTTACGTTAGGATCTTTCTGCCAGCCTGCTACAAGTGTCGCTATTTCTTCATCAGTCTGTATGTATTGAGTGGCGTCACCTTCTTTTACCGCTAGTCCTAAGATCTCAAATTGCGGATCTGTTATGTAGGCTTCAGTACTAAGATCTGGATTCTTCAGTGAGTAACCCGTCGCAGTATTAAAGAAAGTCTCAAAGTCGACTGTTATAATTCGCTTACCTGCTAAGTATTCACTACCGTTTGGTTTTAACGCATTGAACTTAGCGAGGCGCGAAACTGCTGACTCAAATGCAGTAACAAGAGGGGTATTAATGTCTGTAAATACCTCACGAAAGCGCATGGTCGCCCGATACATAGTATGAAAAAACTGATTTATAGAAGCGCGCTCTTGAGAAACTGTTTCTATTACAGGTGACGTTCCTGCGGTATTTGCAGATACAGGCCGCCTGTGTTGTTCTTCAGCTACCGATGCATCGTAATAATTTTTATCATCGCGATTAATAATATTGTTTTTAATCAGTAGCTCTAGTGTTCTATTCACATCCATCTCGGTGTGAAGAAATATCTCTCGAATATTTTCTTTAAACGTAGTACCCGTCCGAAGTTCTGGATTATGCATCTGCATAATACTGTTAACATATCGCTCCATCATGGACGTATTAACCATCATGCTCGGGAAATTAGGATTAACTTTACCCCTTGCATTAGTCATATCAGACTTCAACATTTCAAATAACTTTTCTGCACTGTGAACTGAGTCTCTAGACATCATATCTAAGGCTGTGAAGACTGCTGTTGCGTTATCAAGCATAAACCTATCAACATAAGACTCAGCAAATGCTTTACGCCTAAAACCTTTCTGCTTACTTAGCGCGTCTGAAATTAAAGTAAGGTCTATGCGTCCACGTAATAACAATTTACCTAACGTGATCTTAGCGGCCCCTGCTGCCTCTTTGTTTGCTGCATCCTCCTGGCGCGTATTAAACACCAAAGAAAGCATATCAAAAAAGCGCTTATTATCAGGGTGATTTACAGCCTTCCTGAGATTAGGAGCCTTATGAGAGTTAGCCATCTTGATCAGTTTATCTACTCTCGTACTGAATTTTTCACCCTTACCCATCACATAATCATTGAGGTTATTAGTCTCGTAGAATCGCTTGAGTTCAGTTAATTGCGCAACAATCTCGTCACGAACCAACTTGGAGTCCCAGTTCATGCCAATGAGCACTTGTAGTAAGCCATCCATTGAACGATCTGAATCTTTAGGTAACTGCTCTTGCATAAGCAAACGAACAGTATTATGTAGCGTTTCCCAGTTAACAGCCGCTCTCTGTTTTTGGGATTGTTCTTTAGGCCCAGACTCAGGGCGTTTATTGTTACGGCGATTAACCGCACTACGGACTTTACTCGTTGTGGTTTCTTCAACCTTCGCTTGTTGTTTAGCTGGTTTGCTTTCTCGCTCCGAAATGTCTGCTAGTAACTGACGTATGTCATCTTCACGCGTAGTCTCAATGATCTTACCCGTGTCACGCTTCACCTTATTCAGATAAAACTCATTGGCTAGTTCAGACAACTGATAATCGCTTAACGTACTTAGCCCTTCAGCAATGGTCTCCGCCATAGATTGCCCTGCTTTAACCTTAACCGCTCCTAATAAGCGTTGACCATACGAACCGCTAGACTCTTTTTTGCCTTTCTTTGTGTCTGTACCCGCATCAAATAAGAAATCGAGCTTCTCCCAAGACGAGCCTATAAAGCTGCCTTTGGTGTTGTTCATCTTACCAATAAGGGCAGAAGCTACTCGGAATGCAGCGCCTTTCTCCCCGCTCTCAATCGGATTCTCAGGCGCAATGGATACGCCCCGTTCTTCGGCCATCTGTGTCAGTTGATCCGTTGATGCCGCTTCCAAGGCCGCGCGATCAGATTGCGTTTGGCTGTAACTTGCTTTTTGGCCTGCATCTTCCCGCTTGGCTTTATCTGCGCTGGTGATTGCATTAATAATTCGTTGGCGTGGGAATGCCCCTTTAGTGGTGGGCCGTGAATCAACGCCAGCTTTCTTAGCTTCAGCGACAATCTCTTCTTGTGAAATGTCACCATTAATGGCTTCTTGTATTAAGTCACCTAAAGGACGCAACTTACCTGCATCATCACGCATCGACTTAGAGCCTTTGCCTTCTGCTGGCTTACCCTTTTTATTCGCAGGGACTTCTAATGGTTTTGCTGCAGCCTCATTAGTGTTGACTTGACCGCCATCGGGGTTTAGTCCTTTACGTTCTTCAGCGCGCACACGAATGTCTTCGTTAAAAAGTTCTTGTCGCTCACTCAGGTATTGCGTAGTCTGAGGGCCGTCTAATGTTGCTATATCTACATCTTTACCATAACGCTCACTCATTGCCGCTTCAACATTGGACGCATTAGCTGCGCTTGTCATTTCATAACCAACTGCAACCCCCTCTGCATTGCGTGCAACCACAGACCTTAAATCCTGAGCCTTGGTTGTTGCCATAATCTCTTCTTTAGTCTCTGCGTATCCTAATGTGCTTTTAGCATCTTTGTTGCCATCTTGCTCAAACGCTTTACCCTTAGCTTCATTGGAAGAAAACAGTACGCCCGATTCATGCTTATACGCTACCACTCCTTCAGGCAAGGTGACTTTATCGGCAGCTTCTGGGTCTGCGGCATAGACTGAATCAAGCCCAGCGTTAGGATCAGTAATGTATTTAAGCTGGGCTTGTATCTGAACAGGCGCTTCAGGAATTGTGCCGTCCATAGCCCTGCGCGTTTGCACGTTCTCGCCGATAGTCTTCATCAAACCATACGACCCGCCTGCAGTACCCGAAACAGTACCCATGCCTCCGCCTGCTGCTGCGCCTGCAAAGAAAGACTCGGTTAACTGATTCCAATCAACATCGTGTTCAGGCTTAACCATTTTTATAGCCAGCTGATTGGTCAACTCCTGTAACCATTCAGTACTACCTTCCACTCCTGACGAAATTGTTGCCCGTTTAGCAATATGCTTAGCTAAGTCGACAGGATTTTTTATTGTCCCCATTTCAGGCATAAGCCCTTTATAAATACTCTGGAATCCTCTGAATTCTAAAGCAGTGTTACTCAGACCCGTAGCAACTGCCAATAAAGGATTATCTACTCCTTCTGCCAATTGTGTATGTCGGGATTCGCCCATCATCTGAGCACCCATAGAGCTAACCAAACCTGCTTTACCTGCTGCTCTCCAACCTATTTTTTTAATAAAACTTCGGCCTGTAGCTAGTGCAATAGCCGCAGGGATACCTACCCCAGATGCAATAGCCGCAGCCCCAATACCTATATCCGTCGCAATATTTGGAGCGTTTTCTAATGTTTTTTCTATAACGTATCGCCCAATAGATTCTATAGAAGAAGTATCAACGTCCTCGTAAGAGTCAAACTCAGAAGGGCTTTTTGACGCTTCGATCATATTCCGAATGACGCCTTCTTCCCCCCATTCTTTCATCAAATCAACGCCCGCCATTTCACCCACTAACTCAGTGAATTGGTATAAGTTCATTTGGGTTTTATCAATGCCTTTATCCACTGCTCTTTGTGCAAAGTTACGGTAATCCCGAACATGGGTGGATTGATCAATGGTCACTTCGCCATAGTCGATGGCATTCTTCGGGGGTTGTAGCGTGCCATTTTCAGCGGCATCGACTGACTCCGCAAACGCTAAATGATTATTGATACTGTTTTTATTGAAGTTAGTGGGCGTGGCGAGTCCTTCACGGAGTAGTTGCTCCATGATGGTATTGCCTTCTTCATCGACGTAATTGCCCAGCACCCTGCCGTGATGGTCTTTTTTGCCCGAATCCCTCTCGACGTATTTACCAGAAAGTAATAATTCTCTAGTACGTTGCTGTGCCTCAATAGATAAAGGTTCCGCTGACCCTGCATCTTTTCCTGACGTATTAATCTCAGCCGTATCGCCCCCTTCAAAGCGAACACGATGCGTAGCAGAACGGGTAGTATCGCCGTCATAAACCTCACCAAACGGAGAGTCAGTCGCTAGACCTGTACTACCATTTTCTAGATCTGCCGCTGTCCCTTGTATTTCTAAAAAATCAAGAGATGCTGCAGTTTGATTCTCACGCTCAGTCGCTGCAACGCGGTCTAACCCTTGTAAATACGCAACATATTTAGACATTCTTTAATCTCTATTGATTCAGGTCTTGCTTCTTTTTAAGGTGTTTATGCGCATCTGCAGTAGCTTGTGCTTTAGTAATATACGGGAACTGCTTCATTAGCAACTTGACCATATCATCAACAGATTCGTACCCATTCACGCCTCCCCCAGTAACGTAGATACCCGTATCTGGCGCAGCGGCTTTAACAAGTCGACCGAAATCACCAACATGATTAGAACCTGTTGTCCCACCCATACCCCACACTCCATCAGTGCCTGGTCCACTTTTAGCAACTTCCTGTGCAAGATGCTGGGCTAATATAGAAAGTAAGTGAGTCTGGCCCGCACTAATAGGCTGTCCCTTAACTAAATTCAATTTATAGATTTGATCAATCTGAGTTTTATTTACAGTCATCATGTGATTCATGTACTTATCAAACTCATCTCGTGGCATAAATTGGCCCACTTCTTTCCCGTCAACTACGATCCCTGCAGCACCTAATCCTTTGGTAATTGCTCCACCCATAGCGCCTTCGTTATGAGTTTCAACGGCGGCTTCATCCGCAGCGGTTGCTGCTCTCGATGCACTAGTTGTCGCCGCGCTATCACCTAGAGGGGTATAAATACTTTTAGATGGATTGTCAGGGTCAACGCTTACTTGATGCACTACGCCATCAAATGTCACTGTTGAAGTTTTTATCGAAGGAACTTCCACAGGGTTTGCACGCCCTGTTAATTGATAACGCACCATGTCCTTATTGGTTATAGTAAAACCTGCCTCTTTAAGAATAAGCATATCCACAGCTCGGCTTGCCAACGTACCAGCGCTAACAGTCGAACCTCCCTTCACTGTACTTCCAACAACTCGTTCTTGAGCAGCGGCCACTTGTTCAGTAGTAATTTCTGTAGAGGCTAGTTGCGATGTAGCTTCTACCTCAGCCTCTGAAGCTAATTGTTTTTTACTCTTATCCGTTTTGCCCTCAAGGGTAGCTTCTTCAGTTTTTTGGTCTCTCAGTTTTTGTCGTTCGTCATTAATCTTTATAAGTTTCTGCTGATCCAAATAGGCTTGTGTTTGCGCTTGTTGGTCTGATGAACCAGGATCAGTATTATCCCAATCTGCCTTAGATGCCACCCCATTATATCCCGCAGAAATATCTTGACCTAGAGCAACTGTACTGTTCACAGCCTGCCCACCATAACGCTTCAGACCACTCCATATATCTCCAGCTAATCCACCAACAGCTGTAGATGCTGTATCTGCTACTTCACCAATAGCTTCTCCCGTAGTAAGTGGATCTTCCGCCAACTGATCTATAAAACCATCTACACCTTGCCCTTGGTTACTTCCATACATTTCACTAACATAGGCTTGAGCCTCTTCGGGAGTCATGTCGAGTTCATCAACTAACGCTTGAGTTACACCCATCATGCTCTTAGGGTAATTATTAGCTACCAAACTAGGGTTCTTAAAAATATTATAAACCAATCTATTCGCAGCTATTTCTTGCGCATCGGGGTCTCTATTATAAGCACGCCCGCCTGTCTTTGCCCCTGTGTAAAGAGGACCAGGGCGATTGCTTCCAAATCTAACTGCTGGGTCTACTGCTGGGTCATTAATATCAGCGCTTAGGTTCTCTCCCAAGCCTTGAGTTAAAGTCGGATCTGTTTGTGTTTGCTGTTGCTGCTGCCCAGACAAAGCAGTAGTAGTTTGTCCTAGTTGTTGAGCATTCAAAGAGTCAGCTTCTTGGGCTGCCATAGCTTGATTTGTCGCCGAATCAATGACCATTGAAGTGTTAGCTCCATAATCAGCCTGACCTGCACGCTCTATAAAGGCTACAATCTGTTCCGCTGTAAACGCATCTGCGCCCTCACCACCAAGCATCTGCCCAATGTCCGTCTTCTGCCCATTTGCATCTTCCATCATCGGTACAAATACTTTTGTACTTTTGCCATCGCGACCCGGCCCTGCAATCTCTTCAAACCCTGCAAATGTAGTCCCTTCAGGTAGAAAGCCTTGACCCTCCAATATATCGGCAATTAAATCCTCGACTACAGGCATCTGAGCAGGATCATTCAGTGCTTGTTGTGCCCCCTCACGACTTGCTCTAAGTACAAGGTTTTCAGCCTGCTTACCCGTAATCTTCTTTTTCTTAATGTCTAGGTCAACATCACTAGCTTCTATCGACTGCTCTTGTATCAATAATGCGTTGTCTCTACCTTTCTGACCATCCTCATAAATTCGTTTATCCTCTACGACTTTTGCTTTTGCACGCTCAGCCGCATCTTGGTTCAAGCGCAGTTGTTCGTCGGCCCTGATATTGCCTAGTGCTTGCTGCTGAAGCTGATCTGCGTAGTTATCATCTGCCACTTGATCCCGTTCTGCCTGACGGCGACGATCTTTGAGCCCCATGTACATTGCCCAGACATTATCTAAAGTAGCCATAGTTATTCTTTCCTGTTATCCCATTATCATCATAGAAGCTAGGCTAGTCGCCGTGCCTAAATTACTCGCAAATGCGTCAGCACTGCGTTTCTTATTACCTGAGATACGAGTTGATTCAAGACCTGCAGCATGGCGAAGCGCATCAGAGCCTGTCTGATTAAGATCGTTGTACATGTTCAGGGAATCACCAAGTACTCGAGTATTGCGCTCGTCTTGACTCAATATCGCAGAGTTCTTTGCCTGATCCGTAAACTGACGAGTAGTTATATCGCCCAATCGTTTTGATTGTTTCGCTGCCTGACCAGATAACGATACGCCTGCTCGACTTCGACTCCGATCATTGACGCCTTTTGCCGCCTTAGCCGCCATCTGAGAATTAAAATCAGCACGATCAATCAAGGTGCGGTCTGTTAAAGCACTCGCAGCGTAATCATCCAGTTGCTGTTGAAAGTTAGCTTTATAGCTTGCTTGATCCGCTTCTTGGCTCTTTCTTAATGCTTCTTCTGCACTAGCCATTACCAACTCCCTAACTTAGTAAACAAAGATGCACCAGGCATATTATTTCGTTTATCTCTCAATCTTAACGATTTAACGACTCCCGACTCATCAGGAAGAGACCCGTCATGGTTAAACGGAGAACCTGTGCCACTTAGAGCTTTTCTTGATCTTTGATAACTAGAATCAGCAATTTCAAAGTTATCTTTTTTCTTCAGTCCGTATGCAGCCGCAATCCCTGCCGCTCCATCCAGCATCGCGTTCTGCCTTGTCATAGACGCATTGGCTTCGGCGGCAGCAACACCAGAAGCAGCCGCTGCACCAGATTTAAGGCTTGCCACCGCATTGACGTTCTTCTTGTTACCTAGTTCGTTATACCCACTTTTCAGTGCATCCTGACGACCTAAAGCGACACTACTTGCGTTGTTCGTTGCTTGTGATAACTGCGCCCCATAACCTGTAGAACCAAAACCGCCACTTTGCCCTGACGCAAGTTGCTGACCTGTACGATCTGTGCCAGCGGCTTGTGCCACATCAGCCGCAGCCATGCCTCCTAAACGAGAAGCATCGTCACGATTCATTTTCCTTTGGTAATCCGAAAGCAAAGGTTTTGATTGAGTTCGAGCCCGTGAAGTCTGTTCCTCTCCTAACTTAATCTCGGCTTTTTCCTGCTGAGATTGCTGTTGCTGTGGTGCACTGTTACCCATGCTGTAAGTCCTTATAGAAAACGCGGGTTTCCCCGTTAAAGCCTGTTATCTTGCGATACTTCTCCCAGCCTTTTCGATTGCTACTAAACACAATCTGATCAAAGCCTTTAGCCGCAGCAAACAAGGGTAAAGATTGATAAAGCCTCATAAGCCCACTGCTCTGTTGAGACAGATACGCATAGTCGACATGAAGTACTGCTTTTTCAGAATAACAATCCGTGTATTCCTGCATGACAATAAAACCAAAAAGATCATCGCCCTCTTCAGAGATAATGTCGTACAGATAGACCTTGCCGTTGTAGATTGCACGCATGACATCTTCTGTCATACAGTCACTACCGCCCTTGTCTATGGCGTCAGAAATACCACTTGCGTAATAAGTATGTTTGTCACGAACTCGATAAGGGGTGATCGGGTCGAAGTGAAACACTAAACGCCTCCGTAACTCACTGTGCGTACTGCGCGTCCGTTGTTGTTTTCAGCACGGCCTCGCATCTCTATAATAGCGGCTTGGAAAATAGCGCCGTGATATGCCGCTAACGAACTATCCGCCCAAGGCATGCCCGGCATTGCATACAAACGCGCTAATGACCCATCAATTAAATGCTCATGGATCTCTTGCTCAACCGCACTATCGACACCTGTCGACTTAGACGTTGTGCTTAAAACTGCACGTATCTTCAAAGTCACAGCAGCAGTAGGCACAGGTGTTAGTCGCAAGGTCTTACCAAAATCAACCAAAGAACAAAAAGTCTGCGATAAGTTAGGTGGTGTTTGCGAGTCTGCTATTTGTGGAATGTCTGTTTCTTGCGTGCCTGACTTAATAGACTTGAGTTGCACAATACGTAAGTCAGACTTGGGTACTTCTAATTCAACATCAACTAGGCCCAGTATCACGTTATGCTCTTCTAAATTAACGCGCCACAATAATGACTTTGATAAAAACTCTTCGGATGCACGCCGTAATGCACGAACAATAATAAGATCAGTACACTCAGGGACTGAAGGTAATATTTCAGGGATAATGCTTTCAAATGTAACTATAGCCATCTAGATTTCCTTCGCTTGCGCATCGCCAATGACCGATACACCCATCTGTTTAGTGAATGTTTCGTAATAAGCCGCAGCCTTAGCTTCATCAGATGTGTCTGCATCCTTCAAAAACGCCCTGTGAAGGACAAAGGAGAGTAAAGGGTTGCCGTAGGTCGAATCTATATCAATCGACGCGTCAGCAGCGTAACTGGGCGGATCAACAGTAAATACAGCATCTAATTGCCCACTGCCATTGTTAGGCGGGTAGCATAGAAAGTTTCTGCCATCCAAACGCTCCAAAATCACATACTTAACAGTGGGTACTTGAGGCTTTGCATACCAGTTAGGTTCTTGTGAATCTAAATCTTTTTGATTTGCTAAACGCACAACAGGGCCAGCTTGATTCGAGATCACACGATGTAAGTGACGCTTGCCAGCAGGGATCGTTTGATAGACCCCAGCAACCAGCGGCATAGTCGCTCTTGCCGTAAACAAAAGCGGCTTCATGGTGGCTATCTCTAACACACCATCATTAACTGCATTCAACAACTCAGCTTGAGGCCATCTTACTGCAGTCTCATCCAGTAGGAGAGTCGAAGCTCGGCTCAAAATTGATGAGATAGCAATAGTCATTTGGGTTAAACCTCTTGGAATATGTTCCATGCAACGTCGCGGTCTGCGGCGCTGATGTCGTAGCCTAATACTTTCTCAATCGCTTTTACTTTTGGAGTGCCATCACGACCAAAATTATCTGGATTGCCTTCTTCTACCACTTGCGCTAACGCATCAAGCGTAGAATTGGTTTCAGGCTCTTTCTTAACTTTAGTCGCTTTCTTTGCGCCAACTCTGGTACACCCTTGTGCCAATGCTGACACAACAAGTGATTCGCGAACGTCCATTTCAACGCCTGCTTCCATACGGATTGCAACGCCATTTAAAGCAACCATTTGTAAAATTGGGGAAACTAACTTCATGAGTGGGTAACTCCTAAATGAAAAAAATGGCTCCCCCTCGAAAGAGGGAGCCTCGCACTTAAAGTGCAGTGTCGACAGTAATAACGCCGAAGTCTTCCAACAATGTTGGATTAGCAGGGTTGCCTTTGAACTGTGGCTTTAAGAAGCCAAAGATCTTTCCGCAAGCAATGCCAGGTTGGTTATTGTAGTCGAAGTAATCTTCGTCCCAATAAGCCGCGCCTAAATCCGCCATGCCTAGTGCCTGAGCACCGCATAACAACATACGTTGGCCTTCAGTATTACCAGATGCACACATCTTAGATCCAGATGCAGCGCCACGGGTATCGAACACATGACGGAACTCATGGATAATCATGCCGTCAACCATTACTGAGTTGGTTCCTTTGAATAGACTATTCTTATCACCACGAACACCAGCATGGCGCACGTTGGCAATAAAATCAGAGTCTAGCTTTAACTGAGCCATACCCTGTGGAGTCATAAACAAATGATAGACCTCATCACCCCCTGTACCCTTAATGCCACGAATATAGTTATCCTTAGCATGAGCCTTCAAGTTTACGATGTCCTTATAGGTCGTCGCAGTAAGTACGCCATCAGCGGCAGCAAAGCCAGTGCCAGCGGTTACACCTGAAGATTTTAAGTGAACACAGCGGTTCGTGGTTGGCGCTACGTTAGCAGCTGGAGCGAAGTCCAAAGTGCTAAGTACGTTAGTCGCACGGGTTGAGCCGTTAGTATTCAAAGTGTATGGCAATGAGCTCATGCTCAAGAATGCCATTTGGTCAAGACGATCACCCATCCAATAACCTAACTTATCGCGTGATTGCTCACGGAAGTTAACAATGGATTTCTGATCAGCCATACGACCTTGTAAGCGGTTAGCATGACGCAACTGATCAATCTGGATCACTGTGTCATACGCTTTCATGGCCTCTTCATTGCCTTCCAGCGTAGCATCACCTGCGATACCATCACCTTCTAAGTCAGCAACTAGAGTTAGAACGGCGCGAGCGCCCTTCTCGGATTTGGTCAACGTCTCAATACGTTGAACCATCGCGTTATGGCCTTTACCAGCAAATTGGTTAACAAAAGACGTATTACGAGCGACGCGCCAAAGGTCACGAGCCCATGCAGTCTTTTGTTCGCTAGTAAGGGCAGCAAAATTGGTTGTAGCCATTTTGATGTACCTTATTTAAACAAAAATGTGCAAATTAACTGGAGCCTTATGCACCAGTTCTGGGTTCCCGTATCGTGAGGACAACGAAATAACACGCCTTTTAATGTGGGCGATCACAACGCGGTTAACGCACCGCGCTGGTCGAGCTCATGTATCGTCTGAGCTACTACTGAAATGAATGATAATAGCTGAACTACTATTTCACAACACCTAAACCAAATCACCGCGCATTCTAGCGCGTGTCGCTTCAGGTAATGCGTCAAATTCCTCATCAGTCAGCTTCGTAATGTCAACCATTTCGGAACTGGTCTTTCCACCAGATTCCCCTTGGTTCATTTTCGGAGGCTGAGCATTAGAGGCTTCAACATTACCTTTTACGTTAGTCTTTCGAGTCTTAACAGCCGCCTTTGGCTCCGCTGTCTCAGTCAAAAGCTCTGGGCGAACCACACGGACTGCTGCGTTAGCCGCACGGCGAACCGCTTCGGCAGGTAAATAGCCTTGATTTAGGTACGCACTCTGAAACACCAGGGCTTCTGCGTTCAAGTCTTCATCAAAAACGTCAGAATCTGTGTCTAGCTGTGGGTATTCCTTAAAAACGGATGTGAGCGTCGACTTTAATTCCATCTTCGCTTCCACACGCGCTTCTAAAGCGTCCATGTCGATAGGTTCAGAAGCAGTTTGCTGAGTAGCTGCGTGCAACTGTTCATCAATTTCTGCTGCTTTATCCAAGTCGCCATCAAGTACGGCTTCGTTACGTTGTTTTGACAATGCGCGCACATCAATTGCAGGAATCGCCTGTGCTTTAGCCAAAGCTTCAGCTAACTCTTTGCGTAATTCCGCTGCTTCTTGTTCAGCTTTACGCTGCTTAGCAACAACATCATCAAGACGCCGCTTAGGAATCATGTGCTTTTTGGAATCTTCGACTACTTCTTCGACTACTTCTTCGACTACTTCGTCAACTACTTCTTCTTCGACTTCTTCGTCAACTTCTTCGTCAACTAGCTCTTCTTCGACTACTTCGTCAACTACTTCTTCGACTACTTCTTCAACTGTGGCTTCAGAAACGGCGGCTTCTTCAATTTCATTGCCAAAATCTAAACTTTTAAGATCATCATAATCTTCAGAGCCAGTTTCTTCTGGTAAGTAATTTTGCATATCTATTGCTGCGTTTGCTTCGGACATAATTCACCTATTTTTTGGGGTTAAGGGGTCTTGCTTGGGGTTTTCTTTGCATCAAGAGCACTACGCTCTTTTTGATCGTTTTGCATCAGCGATACCGCAGTGCGAGTAATCGAATCCTGCTGACGAGTCTGTGCAGTGATTTGCGCTAACTTCATTCGAGCCTCTAACTCTTCACGTTTCAACTGCACCTTCGCATTCAACTCTTCCAATGCACGCTCATGTAAGTTGCCGTCCTCACCAAGTTCTTCAGCTTTCGCCATAGACAGCATTGTTTGCGCTTCTTTAAGAGCTTGATCAGCTTCGAGGTTAGATAACTCAAGTTGAGCGGCTTGCATCGCCATGTCTTGCTGCTGCTGTTGCATCTGCATCTCTTCTTCACTCGGTGCAGCAAGCCCTGTTAGTTGCTTAATCTCTTCTGCAATGTCTTTCTTCTGTGCTAAGTGGCTGTACTCAACCACGCGATAATCAGGAATCATTACGCCAGCTTGACGCAACTGCAACGCTTCAGAGAACTGACTCTCTTCAAAGTTATCGCGAGCAGGTTGTGTGCTAATCACTACGCTGTACTCACCCAAGGTCAGGTCGTTAATGATCGTGCCTTCAGGTGTTATCTGATTAACCATTATTTGCTCTTGCGCATCAGACTGTGCTGGGTCGGGCATTTCGGGATTTGTAATCTGAATCAAGCGTTCTTCCACATAGAATTGCTGTACCAATTCAAGTATTTTCTCGGCCAACATGTGACGAGTGCGTGCCAGGTTATCCAGCGGCACTTGTATCTGTATTTGTCCACGCTGCTGCTTAGACTTGAGTGCTACGCCAGAGACTTCGGCAGACTCATAACCCAACATAGCGTCAGAGACACCTGAAATTTCCTTGATGTTATGCGCAGCTTTCTGCGTAATGCGATCAATGCCTGTAGGTATCTGGTTCGGTTGAATCTTAGATGGCGGAGCGGTGCCACGCGCATGTACAATGTGCAGACCTGTCTCAGCGCCACGTTCAGTCAAATCTTCATTAGTCATGTTGACTAAGGAACCTTCTTCGGTAATCCATCCACTGTTAGCGGTGGTGTTAACGATGTGTAATTCTTGAGAACTGATCTTGTTGAGTTGCTCTTGCGGTGAAATCAAGTTCTTCACCATTCCAAAAGGCTTACCTCTGCGGAAATAACTGAAATACGGCACAACGGTAAATGTCTTATAGGGTGACCATTCATCGTGCAGTAGAATTTTATCGGCACTGACTGTCCAACGGACTCTAGGAGCCAGCCGTTTTTGGATAAATAGGCCAAACTCCTGCCCAAATTCCTGTCGCTTGGTATCATCCCAAGTTTCAGGGACGGGTCGCATATCCCCTGTTTGTGGATCAATAAACCATTCGGACATACACATACGGCGATGCTGTCTTTCAACGACGCGTACACTGCGGATGGTTTTATCAGTAGCTCCATCATCAGTAAGATCAAAACTGGCAGAGTCACCAAACTTATTATCTTCCACCGCAACACTGTCACCGCCGTACACATCACCACCCACAGCTAATGCTTGTAATGAATCCGCGATCTTCTCGCCGTAAGTTCCCTCAATCTGGTCGAGTGACAACCAGCGTGTGGTAATCACTTCGTTCCATGTCTTAGGGTCGTACTCTTTTGCGTCAACGTCAATTAGTACGTCCAACGGGTCAAGTGAGGTAATCTCAACTTCACCTTGAATACTGTCATCAAAGTTAATCCGTACATCGAAATAACCTCGGTCTTGGATCAATCCATCTGAGAACACTTGGCTCTCCACCCAATCCAATTTGTTATTGTCACCAATCTGCATCACGACCTTGGTTAACGCTGTCGCGGTGTCTTCATTACCATTTGAACGGGGTTTAAAGTTCATCTCTGCGCGTTTTGCTGTCTGCTCACCTAATACTGTGTTCACTGTCGATAGTATGGTGTTAATGGTTAAGGCTGGGCGGCCTTCATCTGCAAGTTTCTTCGCATCACCTGAGTCCCACTGCTCACCGCAGTAGAAGCGATCATACTTCTTAGCTAAGCCAACATACTCACTGTGCCCGTTGTCACGTAAGCGGACGTAGCGTTTCCAATTATCGTATGCGACCTGTGAAGGTTCCTTCTTTACTTTTCCGTGTGCCATTTGCGATCCTAAAAATGCCCAGTAATAATATATGCATCGAAAGTAGTTGAGCTGCTATTCTACCGCCTCAATTCTAATTTCAAAAGGTGTGGGCCTTTCACCCACCCGTCTTTGGCGACACCCCATCACCTCCGATACCCCAAAAAACTAAGTTGTTCAGGGCTACGAACTCTATGCGCTCATGGAAGAACGCCTATTATGACTGCTTAACAGCCCTGCCAGACGTTTCTCGCGCCAGCCTTGCACGGGTTTCTTAACCACGGCTCTAGGTGTCACTATGTCATCGAGCATTAATCCAATCCACGCCAAAGCATCCACGCAGTCATCGTGTACGCCCATTGGGAAACGCAAAAACTCGTTCACCATCAGTTGTACTGTGTCATCACCGCTGGGAAAATACACCATGCCCTGCTGCATCCGACCTTGTATGGATCGCGCGCGAGTCTGCTTATCTCTTTTACCAGGCTTTAATCCTTCGTAATAAAATGAATATAAGCTCCGCTCACGAATGCGTTGATTTAGTAGCGGCCCCATCGCCATTTCTATCTGACCCCGCTCAATGCCTGTAATCTTTGACTTCCAGCGCACGTACATGTCCAAGATCGCTTCCACTATTTCAAGCGAGCCTTTCTTGAATCGTTTGACATCGAGTACCCAGATGCTGTCTTGCTGGTCGACGCCGACTGTGATCCCCACTGTGAAATCGTTCGCTTCATTTTTGCCAATCGCCAAGTCCCACGCGGTGTAAGTGTGTAACTCGTCAAGGCTAGGTCGTTCCGTGGGCTTATACCATCGAAACATGTCTCTGGTAAAATACTCGCCATCATCAGCAACAGGATTTTGCTGATACAAAGCACTCCAATCGCGAGGCCCAACAGCACGCTTAATACGTAGCAAAGCAGTTTCATCGTAGCGTTCAGGGTGTAACGCTTGATCCTTTTTACGGAAAGCTTCATCTTCTGTTGCCAACGCTGGATACTGTATAACGTCCCATTCATCGCCTTCATTCTCTTTCATTTTAGTGAGTAAGCGCCCTGCCAGATCATCGTCGTGCCAACGCGTTAAAATTATGAGTACTCCGCCTCCTGGTGCAAGTCGTGTGTACGCTGTTGAGGTGTACCAGTTCCATATACTAGAGCGGTTTGTTTCTGATTCTGCGTCATCGCGGTTCTTAATCGGATCGTCGATGATTAAAACGTGGGCTCCGCGTCCTGTGATCGGGCCACCTACGCCCGCTGCCACATATCCACCTCGACTTGTCGTGTTCCATCGCTGTGCTGATTGGCTGTCTTTATCTAACTTAGTCTCTTTAAATACTTGGTGATAACGCTGATCACGTAAGAGTTCACGCACCTTGCGCGAGAAGTCCATTGCCAAATCACCGGTGTACGAGCAACTGATTACTTCATGCTCTGGGTGACGACCCAAGTGCCAGCCAGGGAATGTTTTACTCGCAAGCTCACTTTTGCCATGACGCGGTGGCATAAAAAGCATTAATCGTGGGCTTTTACGATCAGCAACGTCTTTAGAGAACTGTTCTAATCGAGCGCAGATGTCTTTATGCACCCACCCTGCTTCGTACTGATCATTAAATCGTTCTACGAATGGTAGTAATCGACGACGGCATAACTCTCGTCGCATTAATTCAAGTTTAGCTTCTTCTTTCGCATTAAATGCGTCAGCCGCTGCCTTTTCATCGTCAATGATTTGTTGCGCAGCTATCTCTCGATGCGTGGGCCGATCCACTGCTTTTTTAAGCTGCTTTCGTTTCGTTTTAGCCACTAAGGGTTTCTTAGGCACTGCCTCTTTTCGAGCCTGTGCGCTGTCAGTCACGTCTTGTGCAAAGTCACACTTAACGCAAGTATTCTCTGACGCAAACAACGTCTGATCTGTATCACACGTAGGGCAACGCTTACCTTTCTTATGCTTGATCATCAGCGTACTCAGCATCTGTTATGTCATGGGCTTGTGCCATAAGGCTGTCGCTGGCTGCACCCATTAACTTCAATAATGATGCGTCATCTAGTTCCGCTAACTGATCTACTTTTTGTATATTCGTCACGTTTACATCAATGACTTGTTTATCTTGTGACAAACCATGCAACTTCATCTGCATTTCTACACCGCGAAACCATTCCATTGCGTTAGCGGACATTCTTTTACCCATCTCAATGTCCATGTGGGCATCGACCATATCGTATTTCACCATTTCACTGGCTATGTCCATTCGGTCTTGGTGCAACATCTCCAAGTGATGCTTCACCGCAGGGTCATTGAGTAGGTTCGTTGCTTTGCAAACACCCATCCCTGCTCGCTTGGCGGCTGCCAATTTAGTCAGGCCCATCGAAATTCCAGCAACAAGATTAGTCTCCTGTGCATTTAAATTACGTAGGTCGTGTATGTGTCCGTTGGCTTGTGACGCGATTTCTAAGCCGCGCATTTCAAGTTCTGCTTCGGGGGAAGTCAGATCTAAAGGTATATCGTAAATCGACTTAGGGGTATCAGTCATAAACTCTTATCGTTGGATGAAAAAAAGGGGGCGTTGCCACCCCCTAACTAGCTATTAACTAGAGGAAGTCCCACATGAAGATTGGATAATAGTAGCTCAACTAATATTACGCAACAAAGTCCTCAAAAATATTGAAAAAATATTCAAATTTCTAGAAACATTTGCGTGTCGTCTATGTAGGTTCCTTTCTCACAGAGGGGGAGTCACCCCGATTTCGTATATGCGGATCGGGTATTTGGGTTTCCAGTAAAAGGAACCTTGTTTTCGTTTAAAGGAGCAGTTTATGAGTTTATTAAGAGTAGTAGACGATGTGGTCGTTGAGTACAACGAGCCATTAGCACTTTACATCAAAGCCAGTAAGGACGCTGAGCAGGACATGATGGACATGGATATAGAGATACAGCATAGGCATCGGGCCTTTGCTTCACTACTAGAGGAGCAGGATCATGAGTAATGGCAAGGTATGGGTAGTTCGGTGTGTGAACCCAATGCAGTGCGCACACGGGGACGACGTAGTTGTTGCGGTATTCAACACTCAGATGGGGGCACGGTTGGACTCCGAAAGAAGAGGTTACCCAACAAGGGTGATAGGCCCAATGGTAGTGCAGCAGCCCAAGGCCGCTGAGATCCAAGCGAAGATCGAGCAGCTACAACGCGCATTAGTTAAGCAACTAGAGAAGGAGCAGGATCATGTATGAGTTAGCAAGCATGGAGTGGCTAATGATAGCCATGATCTATGCAGCCGGTATCTATGGCTGTGTAGCAAGTAGTAGTAAAGAAACAGGGGCTGTAAGAGCAGCCCCTGCAGTACGTAACATTAAACCGAAGGAGCAGTAAAATGAATACATTTACAACAGTACCACAAGTAATCACAGCTTTACAGACAGTTGCCGCTAAAGGCACTGAATGGGAAGCTATCTTCAATAACCCCCAAGAGGCTATCAAAGCTCTCAAGGCACAGCCTGCTAAAAAGGCTATGTCGAAAGACATGCGGGTGTACGACACATCGCCAGTTAGGGATGCAGTTTGGCAGATGCAGCGTGTAATGAGTAAGTCATCGGCACACGCTAGAGGATTGGTGGGCATGGGTAAGTTGGATGCGCCCATTGCTGCTCAGGCATTGGACGCTATTCATCAGTCGTTTGAAAATATGCGAGCTGACCTTGCCGCACATACTAGAACGGCGGACGGCGTACTCAGTCATGAGGATGTCACAATCACTGTCGTTGCTGGCGACTTTGACGAGATGCGTGCGCAGTCCCCCACTGCTGACCTTTACGGGATAGAAGATGGTGAGACACAGGTGATGGAAGACTCTTACGAGTCATCCGCCCATTGGGATGCAGAAATGCAGGACAATGGGGACAATAGTACTAAGGCTGCAAAGCCCAGTGAGTCGGAAACCACAACGATGGCAGCGATGCACACTGCTTGGGACGCTTTGCTCTTAGAGCATGGTCGCACCCGTTGGAGTGATTCACTGTATGCGGAAGCAGCGTTTGAAGATACATCGTGGCCTGACCACGATCTGTGGGAAGGTTTCACAGAGCGCATGGCATCTGCCGCACTCAACAGTGTGGACTACGCCAAAGGTGCTGCTGCGAAAGCAGACGCTAAAGAAAAAGGGCGCAAGCGTTGCTACGTGCTTACTACTCCCTTCGAGGACAGTAAGCTCAAGCCCTATACTCGCTGGGCAATTAATGCTGGGATGCGCCGCATCTGGCGTGATCGTCAAGTCCTTGCTGGTCGATTGGAGGCTTACATAACCCAGTTGTCGGATATGGAAGCAGCCGCGTTTGACGAGGAACGTACCAATGCCCCTTCAAATTGGTACAGCTTAGTACTGGCGAGACCCGAGCCACGGGAAACGTCTCTGATGTATTTCGATGTATCGGAAAACGAGTTATGGGATAACGTACGCGGAAGCGTACTCTCAAAAGAGGCTGCGTGGTGTGAAGGAATTGGGTTCGAGGGTGAGAACTACAAATCTATTACCAACGGCACTTCTCAGGTGCACATGGCAGAGTGGGAAGGTAACACTCCTAAAATAGAGCACGAAAGTAGGTGGATTAACTACTTAATTGAGAAGTTGGAGGGGCTTATCCAAGGATTGGATAGCCTCTACGCTGAACTCGGTGTGGTTGAGCAAGCAGGTTCATACCTTTGGAAGTGGCGTTCCGAAGCGCCCAAGGTTGACTCGTTCAACTCCCCGCCTACTCCACCTGTGTACTGGAACCTCAAAGGGTTCTACCTCACAGAAGAGGATGCGCTAGTCGCATTAGAGGCTGAGTTTGAGGATCTCAGTGAGAAGCTGGCCGCTGACGAAGGTGACGCTTTCGAGCGCGCTTTTCTGGCTAATATGGTTATGCACGGCGTTGGTGGCGGTGCATGAACGTATTTACAGCTATGAACCAGGCTACTGTTGCTCCTGCAGCAGTGGCCTGGGATAAGGTCAAGCTCGTTGTGCGTATCGTTGATGGGGAAATGCGTGATGCGCGTAACCCCGACATCGTATACTGCGAACCACCTGTACAGGGTAAGCCCTGTCCAAAGTGCTTGCAGTCGCAGCGTCTGGTCTTTTATGAAACAGGGGAAGTGAAGATTTGCTTCTGGTGCACTGATGGTCGTGGCGTCATATCGAGTAACGATATGAGCAACTACCGTAAGCGGATAAGGCTAGGTTTAGTGATGTGTTATAGGAGAACACACATCCCTCGATTGGCTCCCTTGATTCTCGATTAACCGATGTACCCGAAAGGGTACATTACCAATGTACTCTATGGGGTACATTGCTAATGTGCTTTATCATGTCATTGCGTCTGCGTCTGCGTCTGCGTCTGCGTCTGCGTCTGCGTCTTGGGGTGTGTGTGTGTTGTGTAGTGTTATGTGTTTGTTGTCGATTGTCAGTTGTTATGCATTGATTGTCAGTTGTCGATTGTCGATTGTCGATTGTCGATTGTTACGTGTCTCAGAACAGTCGACAGTCGAGGGTATCTGCAACCCCGATTGGGTAGTGGGCAGGGTGGGCTTAGTCTCTACCATTGTTGTTGAATAAAGAGTATGCGGTTTATTAGTGTATTAGTTATAGATGATAACAATGGTAAAAGGGTGGGACACTAGGGCCAGTGATTCGGTACGTATATAAGTAATTGTGTATATACCCAATATCTGGCGTAACTGCCTATTATTGGTGGGCCTGACAGCCCTGTGCGTGATCACATAAAACTAGAGTGGTCATCTGCAACCCCTCGACACTCGCACCCCGTAATAGAATATCTTAGGGTGTGAGTGTCACCCTTTTTATTTTGCCTATGCCTCTTGGAGAAAATCATGTCAAGAATGTGCGAAGAAGAATTACAATTGATGGCCGATAAGTGCCATTCGTTGCAGGCCCAGTGCGACTCCTTAAAAGAAGACGTTGCGTGGTACAAAGACCAGCTCGCTAAGTATGTTGTAGCCAACAGTGATCTGCAAGATGCCCTAGCCGACATACACGACAGGCCTTAGTTGGGCAGAGTTGGCCCTAGTTGGGCAGAGTTGGCTTTGGCCGCAGTTAGCCAATTAATTCTATAGGAAACAAGTGCTTACACAGATAGTTTTCGTGTGGGCTCAGTGGGCAGAGTGTTTTCACCTTGTTGCTAAATAAAAACACTTTACATAAAACACTATTTGTTTTCCCAGACCAACAATGCTCACAACTAAGCCCACTCTGCCCACCCCTCGGATAAGTCCGCAGGACGGGGGCTCCAGCTGGGCTCACTTTTCGGTACATGTATAGTTTTCTGTGTACCGACACTATTATCGCTATAAAAGGAGCAGTTTATGACTGAAAACGAGCAGAAGTTACTCGATTTTTTCCGCAACATCAAGATTAAGGCCGATGCTCGATTGCGTGAGCAACGAACCATAATTAATGAGCTGCGATGCGAATGCGATGCGTTGGCTAAAGAAAGTGCCGTGCATCGAACGGGCGAAGAACACTCGGACGAGCTGCTGGACATAGAAATAGAGCGCACTCGCGGCTTAACTGTTCTGAACACGCATCTAATGGAGGATAACGCCCGCCTCCGAAGAGAAAACCTCGGAATTTGGACGGCAGGCATTACTGCTAGTCTATAGCAATTTTTGACACCTTGTAACCATGTACATGGCTTACTTTGTAATTCCCCGAAAGTAGTACGGGTATAGGCAAGGTGTCACCCTTTTCTGGCTAATTCATGGAGTAGACTCAGCTTGGTCTGTGGTGAGTTAGTTTGCCGAATTCCTCCCTCGGGTAAGCTGGGAAGAACAACTTGGGGTAGCGCCCAGCATTCCCCTGTAGTACTCCCTACCAATGGGGAGCAGTACCCCACTCCCTACCAATGGGGAGTGGCCTAATCACCCACGGCGTTGCATTCGGCAGCGTCTTAATTAAATCAGTATAGGAAGTATATTATGTCTAAGTCTCTTAAAGCATTACTAGGTGGATTCACACCAACTGAACTACCACAGGATATGAACTCACTCATACCAGAGGGTGAATACAGTGCCATTATCGATAAGGTCGAAGTCAAAACCTCTAAAGCAGGCAATGCCTACTTGTCTGTATGGCACAAACTACAAGGCAACGCCTACTATAATAATAGTATGGTGTTTGATAACCTCAACGTGGGCCACTCTGATCCGAAGGTGCAGGCTTCTGCATTGGGGACTCTGGGCGCACTGTTGAAATCAGCAGGTATGACTCCCCAGGCAGGAGACACTCTTGACGATATGGTGTCATCTTTGCCAGGTTGTTCTACGACCATGTACGTCACTCGCCGAGATGGCGCTAACGGATACGGGCCTAGCAATAATGTTAGCCGCTATGTATCTCCCGCCATCCCTGACGCTGCGTAGTCACACAATGACTCAAAGCTCATTAACAGTTCAGCTACTTGCACTTAGTAGTTGAACTGTTATATTCTAATTACTCACTCACACATACTCAACTATAGAAGGATACTATGATGTCTGAACACGTTAAAACCCTCGCCATGTACCGCTCAGTCAGATATGACTACACCTCCATTCAAGAGGTAACCTCCAACTACGAAGACGACAGTAATTACGTAAGAATCTCGGACTGTACCGAGGTCAACTTCATTGAACGTGACCAAGCTAATGTCCAAGAGGACATGATCCAAGGAACGCTAAGCGAAATAGATGCTGTCGAAGAAGACTATGCTCGAACTAGGATGAAGCTCGAAGAAAAGCTCAACGAACTAAGAGCATTACCCGCCCCTGAAAGGATGGTTGCTGCATGAGCAAATTAAAACAGCAAATCGCGCACCAAAAGCAAATCGACTTACTCAAAGGTGAGATTGCTAATTATGAGCAAGCCTCAAAAGACAGCCAATTTGCAACCTATAACGCAAACAAAGCGGTTCTTTTGAAGGCTAAACTGGAAACAGTTATAGCAGCTGAACTAATAAGGAGAGACTCAAATGCTGATACTCCAGCGTAGGATCGGGGAGTCCATATTCATCGGCAAAGACCATGAAATAGAGGTCTGCGTCATCTCCTCATCGAAAGGTGAAGTAAAGCTAGGTTTCTATGCCCCTACTTCCATTCCAATCTACCGCAGCGAATTATTACGTGAGGATAATCAAGATGACTTTTACAAAACAGCCCCCAGAAATGTACTGGAGTCTTCTAACGGACTGCCCTTTTCCCGCGTTCTTTAGCGGAAAAGGATCAAAGCTAGACCACTCCAAAACGCAGTGGTTATTTCAGGGTGCCATGATGCACATGACCCTGCAAGCGATGGTGTCTGTCGATCACAATGATCGTGCTAACTTCCAAACAAAAGTCAGAGGCACGGAGCACCGTGTGTACTCACCTATCGGGTATTACATGGCAGAGGATGACTTTGACTACTTTGAGTCAAGCAGCTACATCCCCAACTTCTTCCCCGAGGACGAGTGGTTACGCCACATCGTCAGTAACTATGTGGGATGGGTCATCACCCGAGACCAAGCGATGATGCTGATGCATCTAGAAATCATCCATGACAACTATCCCATCGAGGATATGTTCGACCAATTCGAGTATGTCGCGCAGCACTTCGGACTCTTTCTGCCTTCACGGGATGAAAAGATCCCCGTGCTGAATAAGCCGCCCGAGGCCGTACAACCGCACCTTCAGTTGGTGCACTAGGAGCTGTTATGTCAGAAAAAACAGTACATTTTGACGGGTATTACGTGGATTGTTTAGTAAAACACTTCATCCCCTACATGCCTATCCGATGGGGAGCTACCCCCGAAGACTCAGACCCTGCTTGTGACCATGAGCTGGATTTCGACGTCATTCGCGTAGTAGCGAATACACCTGAACAGTGTGAATTACCCACGCTTGACGACATAGAAGTTGAACTTGTAAGCAAACTACACATGGAGGCGTTATGACTGCATATCAACAAATGATGCGAGACCAATTAACTCGCAAAGTGTTATTCAATGAGCGTAAGCGCATTCGGCGGGCATCCGCCAAACAGATCGAAATTAACAAGCTCATGGTGTCACAACGCCGTGCAGTGGAGGATCGGGCAATTGCCCGTGAATTACATTGCGAAGTGTCAGATTTCGCTTACTAAAACCTACCATTTCAGAGGATAACTCGTGAAAATTGAAGATTACACCTTACTGACCCTAGATTTTGAGACCTATTATGGTCGCGGCTATTCATTAGGCCGTTCTGATACGAACACCATCGACTACATCACCGATGACAAGTTCAAAATTCACTGTGTCGGTGTCAAAGTCGATGACGAGGACGTAGAAATATTCCGTGAGGACGAGATGGCGGAGTTCGAGCAGTTCTTGCTGGATCTCACTCGTTCAGGCGAGCCTATCGCGCTCGTATGCCACAACACAGCCTTCGATGGCATCATTTTGCATCACCACTTCAACTGGCACCCTGATTATTACGTCGATACGATGTCTATGAGCAAGGGCATGTTCGTCGGTGCGTCTGCATCGCTCAAAGCCTTGTCCAAACGCCTATGGTCTGCGGATAGTGGCAAGCGTAAAGGCGATGAGCTGGCATTATCCAAAGATATTTACGATTTACCTCGCGAATTGATGGACATTATCGCCAATTATTGTCTTCAAGACGTCAAATTAACGTACGACGCCTTCCGAGTGATGTACGAGCACTTCCCAGAAGACGAAATGTATCTAATTCATGCCCATATTCGTATGTTTTGTGAACCTTGGCTCCGGGTAGACACCAAAATCACCCAGGAGGAAATTGACGCCCAGGTGACTGAAAAACGTGCCGCCTATAAGAAAGCGGGCCTCCCACTGACTGTATTATCGTCCGATCAGAAGTTCGGTATCTATCTAGAGACCCGTGGGTACGAATTACCCGCCAAAGAGAACGCTAAAGGCAAGTGGATTGCTGCGCTCAGTCAAAAAGATTGGGAATTCCTTAAATTCATGGCCGCTCACCCCGAGCTGGCTGATGTATTTGCTGCGCGTAAGTACGCTAAGTCAAATATCCAAGAATCACGCGCTCGTCGGTTCTTATCCACTGCTAAAAAGTTCAATGGCCTGATGCCTGTACCCCTGAAGTACTACGGCGCTCACACAGGCCGTTCTTCAGGCGGAGAAGCACTCAATTTACAGAATTTACCGCGTATTAACCCAAACGACGCGACTTCAGGCCGCTTGCGTCGCTCTTTGTGTGCACCCGACGGCTATTCCGTCATCGTGTCCGACTTATCCAACATCGAAGCGCGTGTACTGGCTTGGCTCTCTGGCAACACTGAGCTTATGGAGCTTTACCTTACAGGTGGTGACCCGTATCTACTCATGGCCTCAAAGATTTATGACTTTGATTACAACGATGCCCTCACACGCAAGTCTGAGAAATCATTCAAGGCTATGCGTAACGTAGGCAAAGTAGCTGTCCTCGGCCTCGGTTTTGGCATGGGCGTTAATAAGTTCTGGGTCACAATGAACACTGGCCCAATGGGTATGGACCCTATCCCAACCACAATCGACGAAGCCAAGCACATTGTCGGTCTTTATCGTGAGACTAACTTCCCTGTGGTCGACTACTGGGACAGATGCGATGAGATCATCAACCAGATGCTGTCGGGCAATACAGCGCTCACCTTTGGCCCCTTAGAAATCCACAACAACAACATCATCTTGCCTAATAACATGGCCCTTCAGTACCCCAATCTGTGCATGAAAGAAGATATTAAAGGTCACAGCTTCCAGTACTCACCCGAACTTAACCAGTATGGCGAGCTCAAGACGCGTAAGTACCTATGGGGTGGCACACTGACTGAGAACATTGTGCAGGCGCTCGCTCGCATCATCATCACCGAGCAGGCCATCGCCATCGAGAAGCACCTCGACGACACCTACGGCCTCGATCAAGCACGCCTTGTTCACATGGTGCATGACGAACTCATTGTTGTCGGCCCTGAGAAATACGCCGAAGCTATTTATAAAAGCATGATAGCCATCATGTCCACCCCGCCCTCATGGGCACTCGACCTGCCCTTAACCTCCGAAGGTGGCTGGGCAAATAACTACATAAAATAAGGAAACACTATGGTCAAAACAATACAACCTACAACGATGCGTGGTGAGAAAGTGTACAAGAAAAAGCAAGCAGATGCGCTGATACATAATGTAATCGACAACGGGCACTTAGGTAAACACACCGCTACTGAGTTAGCGCGAAAGCATAAGGAGATTGAAGACGCTATCGAAGATTGGAATGCGCGGTTAAGCGTACATAGGAACAGAATGATGGCCACCGAAACGGAAATTGCCAAGGTGTGTAAGTCCACCAGTGCCAGTGTGCGTACTGCAGCGAACCATCTAGGGGAAGGACTAGTTCGGCTGGAAAAGACAGCTAACTTCGATAAGTTAGAACGACATGTTGCGCTCTTAGAGCGAGCAAGTGCAGCCCTGCAATCATTAGCAGAGCTAGAGAAAAATGGTCGCCTCGCACAAATCATGAGTGCGATGAAGTAAACACTACATAAAATAAGGAATATCGTATGGAATTAACCAATAACACGAATACTAGTTATCGTGGACACAAACTTGCCGACCCTAAACTGACCTTGACTGTGCCTAAAAACAAAATTAAGCCATTCATGCGTTTGTATGCAGAGATGGTTGATCACTTTGGCACCCATGTTCGAGCAGAACAAGCCATTGGGTTATCTAACTCTGTAATTACTAAAATGCGGGCTAAATCTGTGCTCTCAGTTCGCTCAGCTAGAATCCTACTCCATGCGCACGCTCGGTATGTGCCTAAAACCCCATCACGCCCTAACGTGGTTAGAAAAAACCCAATTGTTCATGTTACTTATGAGCAAGCCACTAAACCTTCACTAGAAGAGACCCCTATTATGCTCAAAAAGACCAAAAACAAAAGCAAGGCTTGGACTACGAGAGAAACTAATTTTTTAATCAATAACCCAAACATGCCCTCCAAAGAAATCAGTAAAAAGATAAAAAGAACTCTAGCGGCCGTCAGTCAAAGGCGTAATAAGTTAGGCATCACCCAATCCATCGATAAAGCGCCACCAAAGCATATTAAGCTCGGTCCCGCAGTCACTAAAGCTAAAGCTGCAGTACCTGTCACACCTGTCTACACGTATGAAGGTAAGCACAACATTGCAACCTTCAACAAGTTAGGTTGGTTCACTCGCACCTTGTTAGGCGTGAGGGCAGCGTAATGAAAGTTTTTTCAGACCACATAAGCTACATCATCCCTTTCCAGATGTTTCCCCTGACGCTTTTGTACATTGTACTCAAGCTGTCAGGCTATTTAGCGCTAAGTTGGTGGTTTGTAGCCTCCCCCATCGTTGTGTCAATCCTGATATTCACAGCGATGGTAGCTATTTGTAGTATTGAAGAAATCTTAAAGAAGGAATGATCATGAGTAATGTCACATTTGAATTAACAATGACTCGGACAATCGAATATACCCATTCATTCGAGATGAACGAGACGCACGCAGAAAACGCGATCGCTAAGTATGGGTCCATGCTTGAATACAAAAGGTCAAAAAATGATCTTGCGCAGTTTAGAGACGGTAATGCTCCAATTGAAGGTTTTGGATGGAAGAAAACGACCTATCCCGATGAATGGACAGCTATACAACAAGAGTATGAGCCTAAATCGTATGAAGTTACTATTCGTGGGGAAATCGAAAAAACCATTAGCGTTGAAGCTTATGACGCTGGAGAAGCGCAGCTTCTTGCGGGTGACATATTCGATGAGAGGATAAAACTCTATCTTAACAATAACCCAACCGCCAAGTATAAAGAAGCAGTTATGAATTGTGAGGTCGTCGTATGATCACTTTAGTCGAGCAATGGTTAGCCAACCCAGCCTCAGTTGAGTACAAAACGCTCCTAGCTAATAAAAATAGAGCCCGTACTACGTTTAATAGATCTAAAAGCAAAGCAATGAAAGAAGTAACAAAGCACGCGTTCTTCGCAGCTGATATGGCCGAATGTTCAGCCTTTGCCGAATTAATGGGCCAATCAGTTTATGCCGCTAAATTCCGATACGCCGTTAAGCAGAATATTGCTGATTTTCATAAATCATTATCAAAAGGATCATTATGATCGCTGAAGCCCTCTTCTGCCTTGCGCAGAATATCTACTTCGAAGCCCGCTCGCAGCCGCTCATTGAGCAGGTTGCAGTGGCGCAGGTCGTTCTTAATCGTGTGTACTCACCCAATTACCCCGATACAGTCTGTGCAGTGGTTTATCACAATAAATACCCTAAAAAACTGCATAAGTGCCAGTTCAGCTGGTTCTGTGACGGAAAAAGTGATGTACCCCGCTCTGCGGAGGCCTGGTTAAAAGCAAATCAAATTGCTTCCCTGGTGCTTAGCCCAGATTTCCCTGATTTAGTGGACGGCGCGACTCATTATCACGCCGATTATGTCAGGCCCAGCTGGGCAGCTACACAAGTACAAGTGGCACAAATCGGTAGCCACATTTTCTACCAATAATGAGTACTTATGATTGACGCCAGTGATCTGTCATACGCCATATTTGCAATAACTTATACACAATAACCAATAACGGAGGACGTATGAACGTAACCTACGACAGTGCGGGG